ATGATACGGAAGTACGATCAGTTGATTTTGAGGATGGGCTTTTGACTGTTACTCTTGGTAGAATTGTTCCTGAGCATCATAAGCGCAAAGATTATCTATAAATACTTTTGAATATCGTCGGCGCAGGGGAACGACTGGCAAAATCCAGTTGACTCCCCTCTTTTTTTGTGTTATCGTATATGGAAGGTATGGAATTTCTATGACAGTAAAACTTGCACTATTGAAATCTGGTGAGGATGTAATTGCAGATATTCAAGAAATGACTATTGGTGAAGGCGATACTACCAGAGTTATTGGATACTTTTTTGAAAATCCTTGTGTAGTAAAAATTCTTGCAAAAACTTCTGATAATGTTGGAGAAGAAACTAAAACACCATGCAAACTCCAATTGACACCTTGGATGCCACTTACAAATGATTCTAGAATTCCACTTCCACCGGATTGGGTTGTAACCATAGTTGAACCAGTGTCTGAACTAAAAGAATTGTATAAAAAAGGAATGTTGAAAAATGTCAAAAACAATAAAGATTCTAGCACTAACCAACAGTCTGATTCTAATCAGTCAGATTGAGGAAGTAGGTGCTGATATTGGAGAACCTGACTGCAAGTTGATTGATCCATTTGTAGTAAGAAAGGATCAAACATTTGAACCATTTCTTGTTGGTTACACAAAACAAAATACATTTATGATGAGTTCGGATAAGATTCTTACTCTTGCTGATCCAACTCCAACTCTACTTGAAAAATATGAGGATTTGATTAAAGAATGACACAACGCTTTTACACTAATGTTCAATTGATTGGAAACCAGTTTTTGGTTCGTGGAGTAGAAAATGGCAAAAGATTTGAGACGAGAGATGAGTTTTTTCCAACTCTCTTTGTAAAGACTAAAAAAGATTCTAAGTATAGAACATTAAGTGGAGAAGCAGTAGAACCTATCAATCCAGGAACCGTAAGAGACTGTCGTGAGTTCTACAAAAAGTATGATGATATTGATGGATTTGAGATCTATGGAAATGATCGATATATCTATCAATACATTTCAGAAAAATATCCAGAAGATGAAATCAAGTTTGACATTAGTAAAATCAAACTTGTAACTTTGGATATTGAGGTGGCTTCTGAAGAAGGATTTCCAGATGTGGAATCTTGCTCTGAAGAAATTCTTGCGATTACTATTCAGGATTATACAACTAAAGAGATCATTACTTGGGGAGTTAAACCATTCAATAATAATCAGTCAAATGTGACTTATCATTATTGCCCAAGTGAGTATGAACTTCTTAATCACTTCATCAACTATTGGATGGTAGATGTTCCTGATGTGATTACTGGATGGAATATTGAGTTATATGATATTCCTTATATCTGCAAGAGACTTAATCGCGTTCTGGGTGAAAAACTGATGAAAAGGTTTTCTCCTTGGGGATTAGTAACTGAAGGAGAATCATATATTAAAGGTCGTAAGTATACTACTTTTGATGTTGGTGGTGTAACTCAACTCGATTACCTCAATCTTTACAAGAAGTTTACTTATAAAGTTCAGGAATCATATCGACTTGACTATATTGCTGAAGTTGAACTAGGTCAGAAAAAACTAGACCACTCTGAGTTTGATACTTTTAAAGACTTTTATACTCAAGGTTGGCAAAAGTTTATTGAGTACAACATCGTTGACGTGGAACTTGTTGACCGTTTGGAAGACAAGATGAAACTTATCGAGTTAGCATTGACCATGGCTTATGACGCTAAGGTTAACTATGTCGATGTGTTCTATCAAGTTAGAATGTGGGATAATATCATCTACACTTATCTTAAAAAAAGAGATATTGTCATTCCGCCAAGAAACAAGAATCAAAAGGATGAAAAGTATGAAGGTGCTTATGTAAAAGAACCTATTCCGGGAAAGTATGACTGGGTTGTAAGTTTTGACCTTAATAGTCTGTATCCTCACTTGATCATGCAATACAATATTTCTCCAGAAACTCTATTGGAAGAAAAGCATCCGACAGCAACTGTCGATAAGATACTTAAAAATGAAATAAATTTTGAGTTATATAAAGATTATTCGATATGTGCAAATGGAGCAATGTATCGTAAAGATGTTCGTGGATTTCTTCCTGAATTGATGGAGAAAATTTATAATGAGCGTGTAATCTTTAAAAAAAAGATGCTTACTGCAGAGCAAGAATATGAAAAGACAAAGAATAAAGAGTTGGTAAAGGAGATTGCTCGCTGTAACAATATTCAGATGGCACGTAAGATCCAACTCAACTCTGCTTATGGTGCTATTGGCAATCAGTATTTCCGTTATTATAAATTGGCAAATGCTGAGGCAATCACTTATTCGGGTCAGGTTTCTATCCAATGGATCATGAATAGGATGAATGCTTACCTGAATAAAATTCTTAAAAGTGTGGATGTTGATTATGTTATTGCTTCAGATACTGATTCTCTTTACATTAATATGGGCCCTCTGGTTGAATGTGTATTCAAAGGAAGAGAGAAAACTACTGAAGGCATTGTTTCTTTCCTTGATAAGATCTGTGAAATGGAACTTGAAAAGTATATTGAAAGTTCTTACCAAGAATTGGCTGACTATGTGAATGCTTATGAGCAGAAAATGTTCATGAAGCGTGAATGTATTGCAGAACGTGGAATTTGGACTGCTAAAAAGAGATATATTCTAAATGTCTGGGACAGTGAAGGTGTTCGATATGAGGAAGCAAAACTTAAGATCAAAGGTATTGAGGCAATTAAATCATCAACTCCGGCACCATGTCGAAAGATGCTTAAAGATGCATTTAAAATCATGATGAATGGTAACGAAGATGACATGATTAAATATATTGATGATTGTCGAACTAAGTTTAAAAAACTCACTCCAGAAGAAATATCATTTCCACGATCTGCATCTGATGTTCAGAAGTATTCATCTTCTTCAGACATTTATTCTAAAGGAACTCCTATTCATGTTCGCGGAGCACTTTTGTTTAATCATTATATCAAAAAAGTAAAGTTGAATAACAAATATTCATTAATCCAAAATGGAGAGAAGATTAAATTCATCTTTCTTAAGAAACCAAATATCATTCACGAGAATGTTATTTCATTTATCCAAGAATTTCCTAAGGAACTTGGTCTTGACAAATACATTGACTATGAATTACAATTTGAGAAAGCTTTTCTAGAACCATTGAAATCTATTCTTGATGTGATTGGATGGTCCGTAGAAAAAACTGTAAACCTTGATTCATTTTTTACCTGATGGAATTGCCTATTAACGACAAAGAACTGAGCACAATTGTAAGTGCTATGCATCTTGGTGGAGATGTTGCACTCTACCAAAAACTTAAACTTGTGAAAGAACTTAGAGAGCAAGGTTTGCCTTATAAAAAAATTCTTGAAGAGGAATATGGAATGGTTGCATGATAAAACTTCCAATAACTGATAAAGAACTTGATATTATAATTGAATCTCTAAAGCGATTCAAACCAGAACTCTATGCTAAACTATGGTCGCATAAAATAAATTTCTTGAATAAAGGTAAATAATTATGGATTTTCTTAAAGATATTGTAAAAGAAATTGGTGGTGAGTATACACAACTTGCTTCCGATATTGATGAGACTGAAAAGTATGTTGATACAGGTTCATATATTTTTAATGCACTGGTTTCAGGTAGCATATTTGGTGGTGTATCTGGGAACAAGATTACTGCTATTGCTGGAGAGTCTTCTACTGGAAAGACTTTTTTCTCTCTCGCCGTGGTTAAGAACTTTCTTGATTCTAATCCCGATGGTTACTGTCTCTACTTTGACACTGAGGCTGCTATCACTAAATCACTTGTAGAATCCCGTGGAATTGATACTTCTCGTTTGGTTGTTGTTAATGTTGTTACTATCGAAGAGTTTCGTGGAAAGGCACTTAAGGCAGTGGATCTTTACTTAAAAAAACCTGAAGGAGAACGCAAACCTTGCATGTTTGTGCTAGACTCTTTGGGAATGCTTTCAACTGAAAAAGAAATCACTGATGCGCTGAACGACAAACAAGTTCGTGATATGACTAAATCGCAACTTGTTAAAGGTGCCTTCCGAATGCTCACACTCAAACTAGGTCAAGCAAATGTTCCACTTCTTGTCACAAATCACACATACGATGTCATCGGAGCTTACGTACCAACTAAAGAAATGGGAGGAGGTTCTGGACTCAAATACGCAGCAAGTACGATCATTTATCTCAGCAAAAAGAAAGAAAAGGATGGAACGGAAGTGGTCGGAAATATTATCAAGGCTAAGACTGCTAAATCGCGTTTGAGTAAAGAGAATAAGGATGTTGAGATTCGTTTGTATTACGATGAGCGTGGTCTTGATCGATATTACGGTCTTCTTGAACTCGGTGAGATTGGTGGACTTTGGAAGAATGTAGCAGGTCGCTATGAAATGGATGGTAAGAAAATCTATGCAAAACAGATTCTTGCTAATCCACAAGAATACTTCACTGAAGAGGTGATGCAAAAACTTGATGAAATCGCACGTAAGGAATTTAGTTATGGAGAAAGTTGAGTTTCTAATCCTTAGAAACCTGTTACATAATGAAAAATATTTAAGAAAAGTAGTCCCATTTATTAAGTCTGAATATTTTGAGGATCAAAATCAAAAAGTTGTATTTGAAGAGATCCTAAAGTTTGTTCATCAATACAATCAACCGGCAACAAAAGAAGTTCTTTGCATCGAAGTAGAAAATCGTCAAGACATCAATGAAACATCCTTCAAAGAAATAACTCAAATCATTAGTTATCTTGAGGATGTTCCTACTGAATTTAATTGGTTAATCGATACTACTGAAAAGTGGTGTCGTGACCGTGCAATCTATCTTGCTCTTATGGAATCTATCCATATTGCAGATGGTAAAGATGAGAAGAAAAATCGTGATAGTATTCCTTCTATTCTTTCTGATGCTTTGGCAGTATCTTTTGATACACATATTGGACATGATTATCTGCTAGATTATGAGCAAAGATATGAGTCCTATCATAAGAAGGAAGAGAAAATTGAATTCGACCTTGAATACTTTAACAAGATTACAAAAGGTGGTCTACCTAATAAGACTCTCAATATCGCTCTGGCTGGTACAGGTGTCGGAAAGAGTCTCTTTATGTGCCATGTTGCTTCTTCCGTCTTATTGCAAGGCAGGAACGTTCTGTACATCACTCTTGAAATGGCGGAAGAGCGAATTGCAGAGCGAATTGATGCAAACCTTCTCAATGTCCCGATTCAGGATATTTCGGAACTTCCGAAACAGATGTTCGAGAACAAGGTTACAAACCTTGCGAAGAAAACACAAGGTACATTAATTATTAAGGAGTATCCTACTGCTTCAGCACACTCTGGCCACTTCAAATCTCTTCTAAATGAACTGGCACTGAAGAAATCATTCCGACCAGATATTATCTTTATTGATTATCTGAATATTTGTTCTTCTTCTCGTTATCGTGGAAATGCAAACATTAACTCTTATACTTTTGTAAAGGCAATTGCTGAAGAACTTCGTGGTCTTGCTGTTGAGTTTAATGTTCCCATCGTAAGTGCTACTCAGACAACTCGTTCTGGTTATGGTTCTTCTGATGTGGAACTAACTGATACTTCAGAATCTTTTGGTCTTCCTGCTACTGCTGACCTTATGTTTGCTCTTATTTCTACAGAAGAACTTGAAGGTCTTGGTCAGATTCTCGTGAAGCAATTGAAGAATCGTTATAATGATCCTACAATGCATAAGCGTTTTGTGATTGGTATTGATAGGGCTAAGATGCGTCTTTATGATTGCGAACAATCTGCTCAACAAGATATCCTTGACAATGGAAAGGATGAAGAGTATGATTATGAAGATAAGAAACCTAAAAAAACATTTGAGGGATTTAAATTCTAATGACTATTGATTTGAACAAGTATGTCGAGTTCGTTAATACCACTACCTCTAATCCTAGCAAAGACCACACATCTTTCATCAATCGTCTCATGGAACTTCGTGAACAGGAGTTTCCTTCCGAGCGATTGCTTACTGCTGCTGTAGGAATGTCTGCAGAAGCAGGTGAGTTTACTGAGATTGTAAAAAAGATTGTGTTCCAAGGGAAACCAGTAAGTCAAGAAAATATCTTTCACTTAAAGCGTGAACTTGGAGATATTATGTGGTATGTTTCTCAGGCATGTATTGGACTTGATATTTCACTTGAAGAAGTAATTCAAATGAACTTTGAGAAACTGACTGCTCGTTATCCGGATGGGGCATTTAGTATTGAGCGTTCTGAAAATCGTAAGGAGGGAGATCTGTGACTAAAGAAAAACAAGTAAAAATTGAACTTGATGCTCGTGCAGCAGCTGCAGTTCGTCAAGTTCTATTCGATGCTCAAAAAGGATATACTTATGATGAAGTAAGTGTTCCACCTCGTGTGGTTGATATTCGTACAGTCATCCAACAACTTGATGATAGCATTAGTGCTGCTCTTGATGCTTGACTTTTAACTCCTTCGGGAGTTTTTTTTTATAAATAACTAAAAAAGTGTTTATAAAAATGGATTCTAAAGAACTGCGTGGTTTAATGGAAGCATATTCTGAGGTTTATGCTCCTCAACAGATTGATGAACTTTCCAATCGTAAGTTGCGTGCTTACATTAAAAAATCTGGTAAGAGTCATGCGGAAATAAACAAAAAGTGGGACCAAGGAACCGCAACTGATAGAGAAAAGAGTAAGTCTATTGGCCATGAGATTGGTCAACAAAGAGCATTTAGAACTCTAGATAAGAGAACAAGAAAAGAGGATCTTGATATCTTTGATGTAGTTCTTGAGTTCCTACAAGCAGAAGGATTTGCAGAAACTCTGGAAGAAGCAGAGTGGATGATGGCAAACGTAATTGATGAGGAAGCTATTGCTATTATCGTTGAAGCAATGCATGACGACGATGAAGAAGATGATGAAGATGAAAATGAAATGAAGAAAGGTAAGAAGTCCAAAAAGTCTGAAGAAGATGATGAGGATGAAGAAGACGAGGAAGAACTAGAAGAATCATCATACTCTGCAACGGCAGCAAGAGCAGGTAAAGATATTGGCAAACCAGGCAAAGCATTCGCAAAAATTGCAAAGTCTGCTGCAAAGCGTTATGGATCTAAAGAACGTGGTGAAAAAGTAGCAGGAGCAGTTCTTGCTAAACTTCGTGCCAAGAAGGGTTGATAAATAACCACGGAAGGTTGCTCCAACCCGCTTGACATTTTGTTGAGCGGGTTTTATAATGTCTTCATCGGGGTGTTCGTATAACGGTTATTACTCTGGATTTGCATTCCAGCAATAAGGATTCGATTTCCTTACACTCCATTATAAATAGAGAGTAGTAGAGTTGCTATTCTAAAATGGGTAAAAAAATATATGACTGGTCCATGATATCTGAAGATTATAACTCTGGATTGGGTTATAGAGATTTGCATAAAAAATATGGTATTAGTGCTGGTGCTATTGCAAAGGCAAAGAAAAGAGGAGATATAGAATCAAGGACTATCAGTGAAGGACTCAAAGTTCGTTATGCAAATAATCCAAGAGAGTTGAGTGATTTTGGAACTCATAGATTATGCAAATGTTGTAATCAAAATAAAAAGATAGAAGAGTTTAGAGTTGCAAATAGGGGAAGACAAAACTATTATAGATGGATGTGTTTTTCCTGCGAAAGAGTTGTACTAGATAAAAGAAGAGATGAATACAAAGAAGAGTTTTTGAATTATAAAAAGACACTATCTTGCAATAGATGTGGAAATAATGATTATAGAGTTCTTCAGTTTCATCATACAAATTCTGATAAGGAATTTAATGTGTCTTCTAAAATAGGTCAGAGAAAACTTTCTTCTTTAATGAAAGAGATTGATAAGTGTGAAGTATTATGTGCAAACTGTCATTCCATAGAACACTACAGAGAATAATAAATAATTAAAAGTATCCTAATATGTAATATAGATGGCTAAGTTAAGCATGGGTGCTAATGCAGATTTGGCAAAAGTTCATAAGTCTGGAGATCTTAAGTATTGGCCTTCCTTTTGGATGATGGTTAGAGACAAAAAACCCTTTAAAAAAGGAACCCAGGGTCAAGATGGAATGGTTATAATTGGATATAAAACTGATGCGGCAAATAAAAAACTTGTTGCTGAAATGGCAAAGTGTACTACTTCTAGAGAAGTTTTAACTTTTTTAAATTTAAAAAACGCAGAGTTTCCTACTATAGATGGTGGAAAAGTAAAAGTCACTGAATTGTGGAAAGAGAATGTAAAAGAATCCAAACCGCAGACAACAACAAAAATTGGTGGTAGAGATACTGAAGTTTATAGTGAAATCCTAGTTCAGTTTTGTTTGGCATATAGATTAATATACGGTGAGAGAGCAACTCATGATAAAGTTGGTGAAGGTGATGATTTTAAACTTGATGTTTTTCGTGCAGTAAAAAACAGAATAGTAACTGCTGGAAAGTTTTCTCTAACAAATTCAACGACAAGAAAAAATCTTAGGCAGTTTTCTCGTCAAATATCTGACGGTACTGACACTTGGTTGGATAGTTCAAGTGCATCTGCAGAAGTTTTAGTATCTAAATTGAAAATTCCAAACGACGCTAAGATCTTCAATGATAAAGTTTTTGGGACAGGGGGAACTGGAGATCCATATGCAGTTTATCTGAAGGCAAATACTGGTCTTCAGCCAGATAAATGGAATCCTGCTGACATCTGGATTATGACTCCTGAAGGAATAAGATCCTTGGTTCATTTTAATAGAATTGCTGCAAATAAAGAAAAGTCTAGCGTTGCTTTGATAAACAATTTTTTGATACGGCAATTTAACGATAGAGATATTATTCCAGTCTCTCTAAAGAAAACTAAGGCAAATCCATCTTCTGTTCATTATACTATTATGAATAGTAATCAATTTGTTGAGAGAATTTCTTTTGGTGGAACTAATAATCCAACAATTGAATTGACTGGAGGGAATCGTGATATGAAAATTAATTTCACTCTAGAAACTGTTGAACTTAATAATGGAATGAGTGCAAGAAGTGCTCAAGCAAATCTTTTTGGTAATATTGGAAAGACTGTTCAAGGATCACAGAAGAATATAAGAATCAAATATAATGTAAATAAGAAACAACTTGAACTAGAGTATACGCAATCTGGTCAACCATCATTAGCTTTAGCAAAAATGGGATCATTGGGATCTAAATCATTTACTTCAATTGTATCTCAAACTTCCAATCAAGGTATTAATGAGTTGAATAAAATAAAGAAAAAATATAAAGGTGATCTTGGATTGGATACTGGAGATTATTTTGTTAGTCAAACTGTAAAGTTCACTGATGAGCAATATGATCAAATGACCATGTACATGAATGATATATGGACTCAAGTTACGGGAGATAATATTCCTGACATGAGAAAAGATAAGGCAATTGGTAATGATGTTAAATTGTTGAAAGATAAATTAATGTCTTCAGAACTATCTCTTGCAATATCTGGAATAAAAAATGAAAAAGTTCAGAGAAGAGTTGTTCAGAATCTTTATAATGCTTGTGCATCGATTGGATTTGGATCTGGATTGAATAAAGAAGAAAGAGAACTAATGGAACAGAGTGGAGTTGGGCAATCTAATAAACTTCGAGCTCAATTCACTGGAGGAATCCATGTGAAAGTATATTAATAAATAAAAGTATAAGATTTATCAATATGAAGAGTTTTTCCAAATTTCTAACAGAGGCAACTCAATCGCAAGCATCTCTGCAAGCGAAGAAGTTAAACCTCAAGAGTGATGGGCACGGTGGTTGGTTAGATTCCCGTGGAGAATTTGTTGCGAAAACAGAAAAAGGAAAACTGGTATTTTATGATAGAGGCAGAGTAGAAGGTGGTAAAGATCAACCAAAAGGTTCAGTAGGTAAATCATCAGCACCCGAAAAACCAGAAGCAAAACCAACTGCAGCACCAGCATCAAAAGCACCAGAAAAAGCAGAAACTCCAACTGGTGATGTTGATACTGGTAGTGATACTTTAACGGTTGCATTTGGTCGTTTTAATCCACCAACAGTTGGACACGAAAAACTTCTAAAGGCAGCAAGAAAAGCAGCAACTGGTGGAGACTTGAAGATCTATCCATCAAGAACACAGGACCCCAAGAAGAATCCTCTTGATCCTGATATGAAGATTTCGTTTATGAAAAAGATGTTCCCTGATTTTGAAGAGAACATTATTAATGATGATGAGATGAAGTCAATCTTTAATGTATTGATTGCAGCATCAGAAGCAGGATATAGGAATGTTAATATCGTTGTAGGTTCTGATCGTCAAGCAGAGTTTGAAAATCTTGCACAGAAGTATAATGGTGATCTTTATGAGTTTGATTTAATTCGTGTCATCTCTGCAGGAGTAAGAGATGCTGATGCTGAAGGTGTTGCAGGTATGTCAGCATCCAAGATGAGAAAGGCTGTAATGGATGATGACTTCGATTCATTCCGAAAAGGAACACCAAAGACATTGGATGATGGTGATGCACGAGCACTCTTTGATGCTGTTCGTCAAGGAATGGGTGCAAAGAAAAAGAAAAAAGTTGCTGAACTATGGCAGATTGCACCAAAGTATGATCAAGAAACTCTTCGTGAAAACTATATTACTGGTAGGATTTTTAGAATTGGTGATATTGTAGAAAACTTAAATACGGGTCTTGTTGGTGAGATTATTCGTAGAGGAACAAACTATCTCATCTGTGTAACTGAAGATGAGTATATGTTTAAGTCTTGGATTCGTGATGTAATGGAAGCAGAAGTTCCATCAACTAACCTAAAAAAACTTGTAAAGAAAGCGATCAATAGAAGAGATCATAACATTGATGGATTTGTAGATAAAGAAGATCCAAAAGTTGGCCCATATGGAGCATTTATTCCTCAAGCAAGAAATGTCCCAAAAAACTTCAGAGAAGCATATCAAGAGAAAAGAGTTGAGAGGAAGATGAGACTTCCTGGAAAACCAAATACACTTGCAGGAACTGGTGGATATTTTAAATATGCTGTTGATATGACTCCTGGTTTTGAAAAGGGAGATAAAACTAATCTTCAGTATGGTGCAAAACCTTATAGTGGATATAAGCAATCAAATGTCAAGGAATTCATAAATAAGTATAAGGTAAAGAAATAGTAAGTTACAATGTCTATTAATCCTCTGAACGATATCTCCAGAGTATATTTGGAGCAGGTTGTTACACAAGAAGTTGAAATAGAAGAGGGTATGACTCTCAAGGATTATAAGAAAAAGAAGAGTGCTCTCAAACAGAAAGAAAAGAGAGCAACAGATAAGATTGCTCCTGGTCGCAGGGCAGGTATTCACGCAGACAAAGCATCTCCAGAGAGAGCAGCAAGACATCGTGCGAATGTAGATCCTGACTTTGAGGGTAATGATGAGAGAAATTATCCTGGTGGTAAGTTGAAGAATCCTAAGAAGATTCGTAAGGCAAAAGCACTTGGAGAGCTTGGGGAAGAGTATATTGATGAAGCAGAGGGTTCTTATGGTGCTACACCAAAGGCATATAGCGCAGCATCAAAAACCAAAATGACTGCAAAGAGAAAGCCTTTTCTCAAAGCGATGAAGAGCAGAACCAATCCCGCTGGAACTTCCATGCCAAGTACGGCAAGAAAGGGAATGACTGCTGCTGATAGAGAAAGAGCAAGAGCAGGTTCTGCTCATGGTGTAGGTACTAGTCAAGATCATGATTATCCTTCAGAGGGCCCTGGTGGAATAACCAAGAGTGCTAAAAAACTCCGCAAGCAAAAAGCACTAGGAGAACTTGGTGAGTCCGCAGTTCCAGGTAAACCCGCAGAAAAACTTGGTGCAGTAACTGCTATTCCTAAATCGGAGCAGGAAGCAGCTAGAGAAAGAATTCTTGCTAAGACGAAAGCAAAACGTGAAGCAATGAAAACAGAAGCACTTGATCCAGTAGGTCAAGAAGATGCAGATATTGATAATGATGGTGATAGTGATAAGACGGATAAGTATCTTCACAATCGTCGCAAGGCAATCGGCAAAGCAATTTCTAAGAATAGAAAAAAAGATGTGAAGGAAGGATTCTCTAACTGGAGACAAGACCTTGCGGAAGTGATGAATGATACTGAAAGTGAAACGAAAATTAAAGAAAAGAAAGTAAACAATAAAATCAAAATCAATCCAAAACTGGGAGAATCAGTAGAAGAGATTGGTGGTGTTCTTCTTGAGATGGTAGAAATTGATGAAGTAGATTTTGTTGTTGAGAGTGTTTATGATGAACTTCTAGAAGAAGGATACGAAGAAGATGATATTGAGGAAGCACTTGAGTATGCGCTGACTGAAGCTACTGTTACTTATGGACATGATACTCCTACTGGCGAAAAGAAAAAAGGTAATCTAGTCAAGGCTGTTGGTAGACTCGCAAGACAAAAACTTTCTTCTAAAGTTCGTGGTGCAAAAACTGCAGCAAAAGCAGCAGTTGCAAGAGGAGCAAGAAAGGTTGCTAAAGGTGCATTAGGTGTTGCTCGTAAAATGGAAGGCGGAGATAAAGCACCAAAGACTGCAGAAAGAAAACCATCAACCTATCGTGGTGCTGGTGCAGGAACTAAGGAAAGAGTAAGTAGTGGATCTTATACGCCACAAACTCAAAAGAAAGCAGAAAAACCTGCTGATCCTTGGGAAGGTAGTTCCACAACTCCTCCAAAAGCAAAAACTAAGAAAACTGCAGCACCAAAAGCAAAAGCAACTGCTGCTCCAAAGAGAAAGAGAACTTCCAAATTAGATAATCTTCTTTCGTCTATTAGAAATGAAGAAACTCAAGTTTTTGAAGGTCAACTAAAACCAGGTGAGTCATATATGGATTATGCTAAAAGAAAAGAAGCAGAAAAGAAAGATAGTCGTATGACCGTCACTCCTGCAGATAAAAAAGGTAATACGCCAGCATACAAAGCATATAAAGCGGGTGATAAGCGTTACAAGGCTGGTTCTGGACTTGATGAAAAGATGAATCTTGCTACAGCAGATATGAGAGATGTGATTAAAGACTTTGAGAAGTCAGATGCTCCACAGTTTAAAGGAAAGTCAAAAGAAGAGCGCCGCCAGATGGCCATCGCTGCAAAGTTGACCGCTGAGCGTGGTGGAAAGAAACTTGGTGAGCAAATGGATGATTCTACTGAGATGCCATCTACATCTCCAACAGATGATAAAAAAATGGAGCAGCAAAAGAAAAAAATTCAGATGCAAAAGATTAGAGATTTGACCGTAAGACTTTCTGCTGCAAGAAAAGGAGTTTATTAAATCATTTTTAACAATACTATTTTCTAAATAGTTGTGAATCCAATTTACGGAGGACATCATGGGCGCACTAGTAGAGGTTGTAAAACCACTTATTCTCGCTGCTATGAATTCTTGCCACACTAAGCGTCTTGTAGTTGAA